CAAAGTATTCGAAAGTTACTTTGGTTCACGTATTAGTTTTGACCAACTTACTCGTGGCCAAACCAAACAGATGCTGACTCGTGTGCGCGGAGTATTGGGCGAGCATCGTGCCACCGCTGCACGCCATACCAGCGAGCGTGACCCAAAATACTTGCAATTGGTAATGATGGAACAGGCGCTGGCCAGTCGTTTGCAAGAAGACAATTTGCCAGTTGCACCAGCTGCACCTGTTGCTGGCGCTGCTGCACAGCCCAAGCCTGCTGCTCCTGGCCCTGCCAACAAAGATCCCAAGGTTGATGCGGCAATTAAAAAATCTGCTGCTGGACAAACACTCAATCCTGAAGAACAAAAACTCGTGGCTGGCGCTGCCATGATGGCTGCCGAAAGCCGTTTGCGCCGCGCAATGAAACGTCTAAACGAAAGCGAAGTTCAACAAGCTCAAGTGGTTCTGGCTGCACAAGACATGGTTGACAAAATGCAAGGCATGCTGGAAGATGTTACAGAATTGCAATTCAAAGAACTACCAGCTCTGGTTGATTCAATCAAGAACCAAGTGGGCATAGAACAAGCTCAACAATTCAACACAGATGCCACTGCTGCACTCAGCGGTCTGGTTGGCAACTTGCAAGGCGCCAAACAACAATTGGACGCTGCATTGAATGTGGTAACTGGTCAGGCTGCCCCTGGTGGTGCTATTCCTGGAGCAGCTGATGCTGCCATGGCCGGTGCCGACATAGGTGCTGCGGATGCTGACATGGCTGCTGCTGATGACATGGGTGCTGATGCCGCCGCCGACATGGCTGCTGCTGACATGGGTGCTGAACCTCCTGCTGCGGCACTTGGACGAGCACGTAGATAATGCGCATAGATGAAGTTGCTTCATCTACTACAGATCCCAGCGCACTAACGGGTCTGGTGTCTTTTTTAAACGGTCGCGCCAACGATACCAACGCACAAAAACAAATCAGCCAATCAGCGTTTATTAGTCTGGCGCAGAGCCTGGACATCAATGTCAACGATAAAAATCTGGGCGATCTAATTGCTCAACCGCCATTGAGCAACTTGCTAGAACCCTTAGATCCCAATTCAGGCGTGGTCACTTTCAAAGGTGCTGAAACTGGCCCAACTGCAATGCCAGTTGATCGGGCACAAGACATTGTTGCTGCCGCTGCCAAGTCGGCAATGAAACGCCCAATGTAATCAAACTGGTTGACTAGTTGGCCCATTGGTAGTATACTCAATATAAGGAACCAGTATGGCTTATTCAAATCAGGTAATTGATCATTACGAAAACCCCCGCAACGTAGGCAGCTTTGCCAAGGATGACACAGATGTGGGCACCGGCATGGTGGGCGCTCCTGCCTGCGGTGACGTGATGAAACTACAGATCAAGGTCACTGACGGAGTAATCACAGATGCAAGATTTAAAACATACGGTTGCGGCAGCGCGATTGCGTCAAGTTCGCTTGTTACTGAATGGGTCAAAGGACGTACCCTTGAGCAGGCGGAAGCGATCAAAAATAGCCAAATTGCTACTGAGCTTGCCCTTCCCCCTGTTAAAATTCACTGTTCAATACTTGCGGAAGATGCCATCAAAGCGGCGGTAGCTGACTACAGGATCAAACATGATCTTGTTCACTGACACTGCCCGAACCAAAATCAAACGATTGTTAGAAAAACGCGGTGGCATAGGCATACGTCTAGCAGTAAAAACCACTGGTTGCTCAGGTCTGGCCTATGTGCTAGAATACGTTGATGCACACGCTGGTGACAGCAGCACCATAAATTATGCTCAATCAGATTTTTCTGTGCTGGTGGACAAAAAACATGAAGTATATCTTGATGGCATGACTGTGGATTATGTTCGCCAAGGTCTCAATGAAGGATTTGAATTTTCAAATCCCAACGAACGTGACCGTTGTGGTTGCGGAGAAAGTTTTAGAGTTTAAATGATAGTCAACAGATACAATTACGCACCCATCAATAGAGAAACCATAGACGGCAAACGACACTACTGCCTGCCCGACGGCAGCAAGGTACCCAGTGTAACCACAATCCTGGATCGAACCAAATCAGAAGAAAAGCGTCAAGTCTTGGCCAACTGGCGCAAGCGAGTAGGCGAGCAAAAGGCACAAGAAATCACCACAGAAGCTGCCAATCGTGGCACACGCATGCACAGCTATCTTGAGCACTACATGCTGCATGATGACATGAAACCCTTGCCCGGCAATCCCTTTGCTCACCCTAGTTGGTTCATGGCAGCAGAAGTTATTCTACAAGGCCTGTGCCATGTGAATGAATTTTGGGGCGCGGAAGTTCCTGTTTATTATAGTGGGTTATATGCTGGTACCACAGACTGTTTAGGTGTGTGGAAAGGACGGCCTGCAATCATGGACTTCAAACAAACCAACCAGCCCAAAAAGCGTGAATGGATTGACGATTACTTTGTGCAGTTGGCAGCGTATGCAGCAGCACACAATGAAACCCACGGCACAACCATTGATTGCGGCGTTATTTTAATGGCCCAACAGCCCGATGTACTAGCTGACGGCAGCCTGGGCAAGCCTGTGTACACAGAATATGTGATTGAAGGCAATGAGTTTGCGCACTGGAACAATGAGTGGATGAAACGAGTTGAGCAGTACTACGCCACACGCTAAATATGTGATACTTCAAGGACTATCATCGTGGCAATTGTACAAATCTCCAGAATAACTCAAAGAAAAGGTCTTGCAACTGACCTACCACAGCCCTTGGCTGCTGCCGAACTAGGGTGGGCAATTGATGATCGTAAACTCTACATCGGCAATGGCACAATTGCTGAAGGTGCCCCGGTCATTGGCAACACAGAGGTACTGACTGAATTCAGTGATATTCTTAGTTATGCTACTGAATACACATATGCAGGCGAAGCAGCAGGATATGCTGTGCAAACTGGTGCCACCAACGGAACTCCCGAGAGTCAAAGTCTGCAATCAAGACTGGACAGCTACGCAGTAATCACTGACTTTGGTGCCACCGGCGACGGAACCACAGATGTCACAGCAGACATCAACCGTGCATTTTATGAAATATATTGCCGTGAAGTAAATCCTCAAATTCGTCGCAGTATATTTTTTCCTGCTGGCGAGTACATTATCACAGACACCTTGTTGATTCCACCTTTTTGCAAATTGTACGGCGAAGGGGCAGAGTCAACAATCATCAACTTTCGAGTGCAGACCTGGACCAACACCATTGCTTATGCATCAGGCGTGCTGGTCTATGACGCTGGTACTGTTGCCTACTACCGAAGCCTGGCTGCTGTGCCAATTGGTACAGCCATTGGATCTGCCACATACTGGCTTGCAGAATCTTTGCCGCCTTATATAGGAAGAACCACAGACAGTCTACAACAAACTGGTGCAAACATTGGATCCAACAGTGCATTGCCGCCAGGGTCGGTTGAAGTGTCGGGCATGAGATTTGTAACAAATCAAGCTGCACAAAATGGTATCTTGATTGAAGCCGCAGACAATTGTATTTTTGACAGTGTGTCTGTGGCTGGACCTGGCACAACTACCACACTGCAAACTGCAACTGAAGCTACCAGTTGTGTGGTCTGGAACAGCACCGGAAGCTACATCTGCAAACACGTGGTCTGGAACAACTGTCAATTCTCGGGCATGGTCTGGGGCACCAACACAGATGAACAGATTGAAGGCTGCACCATCAGCAACAGCACGTTTGATACCTTGTATCAGGGCGTGTATCTTGGCAACACTGTGGCACCTGCGGTGGGACCAACCGGTGTGCGAATTGTGCAAAACACCTTTGACAATGTGTACGCCGAGGGCATCAGTATTGTGAATGTTGGTCTCAATGCCAGCGCCTACAACACTTTCTATGATGTGGGCAACTGGTTCCAAGGCACTACATCTCCAGTTACCCCTGTGATTGATATCAATGGCAACAACAATGTCAGTGTGGGCGACATGTTTGAAAGGACCACTCAGTATGCTGATGGCCTCCACCCAAGAATCAAGCTGAACAACCTCAACGGCATTGCACTGGGCATGAATGTCAGCAACATTGTGTTCTACGAAAGCAATGTGGCAGATCTTACAGCAGCCAATCAGATTGCAGTGGGCACCTATCAACGCACCGCAGGTATACAGGATATTATTGCCAACAATTCTTCAGCCAACCTGGCCTATGTCAGCGGAACATATATCAGTAGTTTTAAAATGGACTATACCATTGT